AAATATTTTCATATAAATATATAAATATATATTATTTTTATTACAAATTTTTAAATTTATAAATGGGTATTTTAAATGAGAAAAGGTTTAAACAACTCTTTAGGTTTCCTACCACGACCAGGCGCAACAGGTAGTTTTGCACACAGTCCCTTACCAAATTGAATACAACTCAAACCACCGTCTCTTTCGATATGAATCTTATTCATAATATTCTCCTTAATCTCCTCCAAATGACTCACGATGATGATGTTATCGTAATCGGATTTCAAGCTCTCAAACATATCATTTACCTTCGACAGATGCACTTCATCGAACGTCGTAAATCCCTCATCGATGAACAATTGTCTATTCTGAAGGCGAGCATTGATTTTCGTCAGCGACACTCTCATAGCCATAGCAAACATGAACCTCTGAAACCCAGATGCTTTCTCGATAGGTAGAACTGCACCATCATATGTAAATGACCAATTCAACGCATCTTTCACCTTCGTCTTAGAATTAGTCTTCGCATTCACAGTATCAAGAGAACACGCCAGAGTAAGACTACTATTCTCTGAGACTTGTGCAACTATATGATTGATTCTCTTGAGAACATATGGAAGAATGTGGCTATTGAATAAATACTGCCTGTATTCCTTGAAAGCCATAGACATGTTCTGTAGAGTATCGATGCGATGTGTCAGATCATTAAGATAGCGAGATACAGTATCCAACTCCTGGTGCTGTTTCCTTATTAATTCCATAGATCGATACTTACTGATAAGAGAAGCCAACATATCCTTATTCTTATTCATGTTTTCAACGAGCGCATCATAAGCATCTCTCTTAGGCTTCTGGTCTTTCACATCAGTCCAATACACCAGTTTCTCTTCAAGAACACTCTTCTTCTTGTGTAGCGCTATCATCGCATCAATCTCTTCCGTCTTCGGACCATCTAACCAATTCTTCTGATTACTGACGAGCATCTGGTGTTCATAATAGAGAGCTGAGGCATTGGCATTACCATCACCAACAATAGGAATCGCTTTCATCTTCGTAATGAGTTTTGCTTTACGCGTAGAAATATCAGCCAACTCATCAGTGTATGCTTCTTCTGTTTCTGCAATCACTTCAATCGCCGAAAGATTATCTTTAAATACCTTCCAAGCTTTGATCTCATCATTGACTTTCGTAATATCAATCGCTTCAAGTTCTTCGAGCAGTTCAGATTCAGTCTCGTATTGTTCTCTCAGAGCATTAACATCCCTCTTCTTATTGAAAGCAGTCATCAGTTCTTCGACTTCTTGCAATTCTTTCGCCACGACTTCGCGTTCCAATTCGTAAGCGTCCAAATTGATCTTCCACAGCTGCTGCTTACACTGATCGCAATCTGGATTAAAAGGGTGTTCAAATGCTTCAATATCCGCGATGTGCTTATTAACTTTATCTAAGGCAAGCCCAATAGTTTGTATTTTATCCTTATAATCATCGTAAGTTTTCAACAGTTTGCCAGATTTCTTTATGTTCTTCTCCATGACAGCTCGCCGCGCATCTAACTCAGCATATCTCGCGGCTTGCTGTTTCATCATATCCTCACGGGATAGAGGCTGCTTGTGCTTCGCCTGTAAAGAGCTGATTTGCTTTCGGACACATGTGACTAAGTCATGGAGTTCTTCAGTTCGCAGAATACATGCGTCAATTTCCTTAGTGAGCGCCGCTTTCTCAATAGATCCCTTATCGTAAGCTTCAATATATGCACGTGATTTATTAATATCGCCATCGTAGCGAATCAGTTTCAGCGCCTTAATTTCACTTTGAAATGTGTTTTGAATAGAGCCCTTCTGAATGAGAAGCTCTTCATATGTTTTATTCAATTTAATGGTATCGATCGACTGCTTTAGAGTTTTGATTTCACCTTTCACGTTCTTATCGAAATCCTCATCTGGAATGTGAGACCACGTGCTACTATTGAGTGCCTTCAATTCAGTTATAGTGCCAGCAATAACAGTTTCAGTGTCAGCTATACGACGACCTACATCTTCATACTCTTCTTCTTTGAAAACGGCGGTGGATGATAAGTTGTGATTGTAGATATCTTGAATGGATGATTGAACAGAGCACATATTTTTTATCGCGTTGTTGAAGACACTGTCGAGGTTATTGACAGCATCGATATTCTGACTGGACTCGATAGTTTTAATTTGGTCTTGATCAGAGAGAGTAAAGAAGTCTTTACTTTCGAATTGTGTCATCATTGTGTATTGGATGAAATCGTCCATGCTTCCGATGTGCTGTTTGATCCAATCGCTGGTTGTTTTATTACCAGATAGCTGGCACGTCAGAGCATCTGATGAGATCTTGACATCATGTTCCTTGAGTTTAATAGGATCTAATGTATTAGCTTTGAATGTTCTTTGAATATGATAAACATTTCCGTTATATTCGAAATGAATAATTGTCATAGCTTTGCCACCACTCGGTTTGTTTTTATGAATTATTGAGGCGGAGTGTGAATGAGTGGTCTTAGCAGGTGTGCACTCGCCGAAGAGAGCAATCGCGATAGTCTCTAAGAATGATGTTTTGCCGCTGCCATTTTTCCCTGAGACCAGTCCAGTAAATCCCTGCATATCATCAAAATTAAACCAGCAATTATCTTTGAAACAGAGAATCCAAGACCATTCCAAATATTTGATCTTGAATGTCTTTTTGGTGATATTATCAAATAGATTGGTCACTTGAATACAATTGGTTAATTCAGCATTCTTTTTGAGTGTTTTATCGTGTAATGAACTCGGTAATGCTTCATTGACGATGATCTGGAGATTTTCGGGATCTTTAATCCAAGACTTCCATTCAGGATGCATGGACTTTCCAGAACATTTATCATCGATAAACTTTGTCCAATTGTCGAGAGTATTGAGATTGGAGATCATTTCAGTATTGTAATTGTCTTGATCTAATCCACCTCCACCCTGTCCGCTATCGCATGCATAGACAGTATTATTCATGAACGTCATAGTATATGTTAAACCTTTATTTTCGAGAGTTTGCTTTAATACATTAACAGTTTCGTTATCGTATGAATTGAATACGCGAATTGAGATGTTCTTGGGAAACATTGGGTGTTTGATGACATCATCCAACTTGAAGCCGTGATAAAGGCACCAGTGATTGTCGATAAACTTCAACTTTATCATTCCGTAATCGTTATAGATATTAACTGGTTTGACAGTTTTATTGACGAGATCCCAGTCGAGGTAACCGTGATTAATTATTTCTTCGCCAAAATTTTGTTGAATGAGACTACCAGGATATGCCCAGACGACTTTTTTATTCATCCAAGTTCCATCATCGGACTTTGTGTTATGAATTTGTTGAAGATGGACATCTCCTAGCATCGCCGCGTCGTAGCCATTAAACCAGCTTAGTGGGTAGCCTTCAAGAGAGTCTGAGTAATTTTGAAGCTTGCATGATACGATTGTTCCGTGAAAAAGCGCGATAGTCGTATCCACTTCTTCTGGAAAGTCGTAGGGAGATGGAAACGTCGGCAACTTATCGACTTGTTTTCCTGAAGAGGTGCCTTCGACGAGAGTATCTTGAACTGATACGAGTCCGAAGCCGATATTACCAGCTACGTAATGGCCTGTTTCTTTCATGAAATAGACGTTGGGACGTAGAGCATCTGTAAGGATGGAGGTGATGAGATCGGGAGTGTCTGGTTTGTCTTGGCGGAAGTCATGGTTGCCGAGGATGATATATACTGGCGTGATAGAGGAGATGATATCGATCAATTTGTTGAAGATGGTGACGCTGAAAGAGTCGAGTCGTGTTTTGTGATGAAAGATATCTCCAGTTATAACGCTGACCGCTGATTGAGCAATAACCGCAGGGTGCGTTTTGATGGAGTTGGTATAATTGTTAAAGACATTGATGTATTCATCATATCTGGCAAGTTCTTTAGTTTCTCCGATTCTTATGTGTATGTCGGAGAGGTGGAAGACGTTGATGATCTTTTTGGAGGGTGGTAAGGGTAATTGAAATGAAGTCATCATCATTAATGCGCAGCAGAAAAATGATTAGTATGATTATAATTTATATCTTATATATCAATTTTTTAAAGCGTGTAATTGACTCAGATTTAATAAATTATTTTATTTTTTATAAAAAATTATTATGATGGCTTTCCCTAACTATTTAACTCATATAATCTTGTTATTATTATTTTTAGTAAATTATATTAGATGAGTGATAGTTATATTATCCACATATAAACTTGCACCATGAGGTAATTCAGTAATGTATAAATCTAAATCTTGTGATTGATTTGCAAGGGGAATTGCTATTGTTTTAGTTTCAAGTTGCGAATGCAACGGAAACGTGCCTGTTGTTTGAACCACTGGGTTTGTTATTGCTGTGTTCCAATTACTTGATGTGATTCTCTGTATTGGAGGTCTATCTGTGGAACTGTTGGGTATTGTATCAATCTCAAAAGTTGGCTTGTTGCTTCTCAAAATTACATATGCTTTGCCTATCGCAACATAATAGCTATTTCCTCTAATAGATATATTAGTTGTATATGCTGGTAATTGGTAATGTAGAATTGCTTGATGGTCATATGCTCCGTAGAAGTATGTGTAGGGAGTTCCAAGGTTATTAAGGATTAAAGTCAATGCTTCTGTGGTACTGCCTCGCACCATGTAGTAATTGAATCCCCTTGTTTGAACTGCATATGAATACCCTTCAGCATTCGAACCTAAACCGAATTGAACTGCATTTTAACTCGTAACGTTATAAAATTGTAGGTTCCAATTATTGATTCTAAAATATTTATTATCACCATCATAAGAGTAATTAAGGCTCACTACTTCTATCATATACCATAGAAAAGATGTATCATTATTAAATGAAAAGTTTTTAGTGCTTTCATGTCCAATTCCATTTCCAGAATATAATGTTGTCCAATTTACATCATCATTTGATCCTCGTAAATTCCAATTTTGTATATGCGTATTTCTTGATTCTCTTATTGTTCCACTTTTAGCTACTAATGCTCTCGGTAATTTTATTTTCATCCAATGAGGTAGATGTATATGATTACCAGTGCAATACAAGGCTTGTAGATGACCATTAATAGGATCATTTTCATCATTAGTTAATTGTCTAAACATCCACCACCCTCTACAGTGTGTTGATGCTTCACCGCCATGTTCTTCAGATTGCACTGAAACTTCATAAATTTTATTATTGTGAGTAATAGCATATCTACCTCCAGGGTAAATGTTTTGGTATATGGTATTAGTATATGGTAGACTTGTATATACAACTGATGAATTTAAAGGAAAAGCTGGTATTTCTGTTATAGGTGGTTGTGGTAATACAGATGTAACATTTACTTTGTTACTATTATAAACAATCCCATTAGAATCAGTAACTCTAACAAAATATTCACCTACATCCGTTATAGTAATAGTAAAACCATTGGATACACTTCCAATGTTAGTTAAAGTGTTTGCAGTAATATTATAAAGAATTGCACTCACACTTACACCAGCATTAAGATTGATTGTAAATTTATTATATGTATCAAAAGATAAAAGATTATTTCCAGAATAAACAGCACTGTAATCATCTTGACCAGCATAAAAGGCAACGTAAGAATATAAGTATCCGCTAAGTTGTATATCTTTAATTCTTAATTTGACTCCCCCCTCAACCTTAACTTTAATAGTGTTAAATGGAACATCTGACGTATTATAAAACTTATAGGTGTATTGTTTATTCCTAAAAGCAATATCTTCATTGATCAACTCTACACTTGGATTAGTCCCATTAATACCACGAACTGATATATTGGTGGGAGAGTGATTTCGGAAAGGGACATTAAAGGAAATTTCACTTACGCTTAACTTTTTCAAGCTATCAAATACGATATTGAATTCGACATTACCTGAACTTTGGATGAGAGATCCCAGAGGTTCGCCATCGAATGATGTAATTTTATTGATGACAGTGTAATGTGTAGAATTGAGTCGAGAAACCAACACTTTACTTTGTGCGCTCACCCCAACATTGACATCAACACGATTATTACCAATATTAACATTAAGGTTATCGTTGATATTAAAAATAGTGCCTCCAGTGCTAGTCTTAACCCAAGAGGATAATGTGATTTTATCAGCATAGAAGGAGGCATTAGGGTAAGAGAGGATATCATTGCTGAAGGAACCTCCAGCGACACCAGTAGATACAACACCGACATTATTGGTTTTAGCATCATAGGATGTATCATTAACCCCAGAGTTGAAATCAATCTTAAGGCGTTCTCCAGTGAAGAAGGGGGCATTAACATTTGTAGTAGTAAATACGACAGCAGTGTTACCTAACTTAAGGGATATATTAGATGTATTAAGGGACATATCGAAGCCATCAGAGACGGCGATATGTTGGGTAGAATTAAGATCAGTGAGATTAACCCAAGCGGAGAAAGAGAGTTCATCAGTGGGAAAGCCATCAACATCATTAACGCGTATATATCCATTATTGAAGTCAATAGCTTTACTGCCTTGAATGAATCCATTAGAATAGCCAAGATTGCCAACAGTGGTAACTCCAACATGATCAAATACGGGAGTATGATAGTTGTCGTTGAAGTGGAGATCAACAATATTATTTTGAAGAGAATTGTTATAATTAGCAGAAGATGCTAAATATTTAATTTGTTCGGTATCGAGAGCCGTATTGAATATCTTAACATTATCAATGGAAGCATCAATATTGCTGCCGAGAATCATATTTGACAATTGGATGGAAGAAGTAAGAATGCTAACATTGGAAGAGTTTTTAAGGATACCATCAACGAACAATTTAAGATTACTGTTGCTACTATCGAAAGAGAAAGCGACATGATGCCAATTATCAGTGATGATATTAGACTGACCTGTCTGAAGCATTGTTTTATTTAGAAAAACAAATTATACTGAAGAAACGAAATGAATCTGGGGAAAGACAAAAAATAAAAAAGACAAGTTGTTACATACAATTATTGATATAGTAATATAATACATATAATACAAA